TTGAAATCAATCAAGATCATTGGTGTAAAAGCGTTCGATAGAACAGGGGGGATTGATGATTTTGTGGAGTTTGATTTAGTTAAGGACGTTAATTTCATATATTTGTTTAGTCCAACAGAACACTCATCCAAGGTACCAGCATATCATACCTCTCAAGGTACTTTGCTGGCGATATCAGCATTAAAAGATGTGAGTATTGCGTATAAACAATATGGGTTTGAGGCTTATGATAAGTCAAATGTGATAAATAAGAGGAAAGTCAAGGAACTTAAGGAGGACTCATACGGTACGAAGGTGATCTTTATCGACGGATCAAGTGTTTATGTGCGAAAAAAACTGATTAAATGACAAGTCAAGTACCCTATAACCCCATTATAGCCCCCCTTTTCACAGATATTTCGACAACACCTGACATAAGGTGTCTGGTATAGTGCTAGTAATAGGACGGGAACTAAATTTTTTATAGTGCTCGTCTTCAAAAGAAGAGTGTATAATCATGTCATCGAGTTCAACAAATCGTGAACTTGGAGCCCGGTCTGAGTGACATTACGTCACTCACTTGCTGCTGACTTCGATGCGTTCATACAAATCATCAATATAGCAACCAATAGCCGCTGCAATGGTCATAGCGGTTGCTAGAGACATAGTCCTTCGGTTGTTTGCATAATCTGAAATCTGAGATTTGAGGATTCCAGTTTGTTCAGCTAACCACGTTTGGGACTTACGTAATTCGCGTAATCGTACAGTCAGCAGGCAACGACCAGGTTTGTATGCCATGATCATGCCTCACAATATATTTTTTTATCCTTGTAACAGAACACATGTTCTCTTAAAATGGAGATTACCAACTAGCAACTATGATGACGGGAGATGGTACTCATGGAAAATAAGGTAGTTTTTAAAATCACCAAGGAAACGTTATTAGAAATTGGGGTAGATCCTGAAATAATAAAAAAGAATATTCCAGATTTAAAAGTACTTAATACTCAATATACATACCCATCAAAAAAAAGTGCTACTCGGTCTTATCCCGATTCTTCTTCATAGCTCTTTCAGTACGAACGAGTGCTATAAATCTTATGATGTCTTCTTCTTCAAGCGCAATCCCATCTACCTCAAATTTGATTCGAGACATAATTTCTTCATCAGTCAGGTTTAAGGAGTCAATCAACACTCTTGATGACTCTGATAAAACCTGTTTTTTTTGTTCCGTTCTTCCTAACAAGTAATCTACTGAGACGCCAAAGAAGTTAGCGATTTTATCTAATGTTTCGTTATCTGGTTCACGTGACCCGTTCTCGTATCCAGAGTAAGTGGTTCTTGCCATTTTTAATAATTTTGAGATTTCTTGTTGAGTTAACTTTTTCTCTTTTCTCAACGCCAACAACCTTTGACTGAGCAACTTTTCCACCTCATTTCTTTTCTGTATTATAGCGACGCGAAATGAATCACAATACAGCTTGCTTCAAATCTCGTCATAAATTAAAAATAATAGACAAAAAGTAGTTGACTTGACGCAAAGTGCGTCATATAATCAAGTCATAAGAACGACGCAAAACGCGTCAAGGAGGTGTGCCAATGCGTCACTGGTTAGTGCAAATGCGCAAAGCAAAAGGATTTACCCAAGATGAGACAGCTAAGCTAGCAGGTATATCTCGCAGTTATTACGCTGAAATCGAGCAAGGTCGTAAGGATGCGAGTGGTCGAGCAGCTAAATTGATTTCTTCAGCTCTTGACTTTGATATGAACCTTTTTTTTGCAAATGTTGGACGCGAATCGCGTCAAAACCCTAAAAAAATCGCTTAAGGAGATAAGAAGATGAATAAACAAATTCAGCAGTTTATGTATGGCCACTTTCAATTAAGATCATTTGTTATCGAGAACGAGCCTTGGTTTGTTGCGAAAGATGTTTGTAACGTCCTTGATATTTCGAATAGTCGAGATGCTTTAAACAGACTGGATGAAGATGAAAAGGGAGTAGTTTCAACCGACACCCTTGGCGGCACTCAACAACTCGCCACTGTAAACGAACCTGGTCTTTACACTCTTATCCTAGGTAGCCGAAAACCAGAAGCCAAACAGTTCAAACGCTGGATCACACACGAAGTCATCCCAAGCATCCGCAAGCACGGAGCATACATGACAACAGAGACACTGGAGAAAGCAATCCTTAATCCAGACTTTCTAATCAACCTAGCAAGCGAGCTCAAAAAGGAACAAGAGAAAAGCCGAGCACTTGAACAGCAGATTCAGCAAGTGAAACCCAAAGTATTATTCGCTGAAGCGGTTGAAGGCTCCTCTAATTCCATCCTGATCGGGCAGCTGGCAACCATCCTTAAACAAAACGGAGTCAACATTGGTCAAAATCGACTATTCGACCGCCTGAGGGAAGAAGGGTTCCTTTGCAAAGCAGGTGATCGCAAGAATCTACCAACTCAGCGAGCAATGGATATGGATCTCTTCGAAGTCCAGGAGAGAACATTCAGCGGTTCGAGTGAAACCAAAGTGAAATTCACAACACGAGTAACCGGACGCGGACAGATTTACTTCCTTAATAAGTTCAAAGGTGATATTGCGTGACCTAATGGACCGTTAGGTCATATGTACGAAACCTCAATATATTGTACTACAGAATCATTCAAATTCCTTCAAAATACTATATCTGCCAATAAAGGAGGTGCTTTAACTCATGGAAGTTGTCCGGTCCAACCTCGCGCATAAGATTACCCGAGGTGATGAACAGATGATTGAAGCGGAATACACATTCGGGAAATCAAAGGTACTCATTGATACATCATTCTTATGTAAGACGAAAGAAGAGCGTGAACAGGTGGATCGACAGATTACTATGGTAGGTTGGTCGATTGTTGATGAGCTCATAAAGGAAGGCGAGGCGGTATAAGCCTCGTGTGAAGGACAAGCCCAAATAAAAAGGAGTGTACGACATGGCTAAAAACAGACGCGAAGTAGAAAACCCGATTCTTACACCGTTATTCCCATTCCGCAAGCCGAGCAAAGCACCGCAGATCTCTTACACCAAATGTGGATGCGGTAAGCCAGCATCTTACGAAGTATATGAGGATCGTCAGCCACACTGCATGGAATGCTTTGAGGAAGCGTTGGACAGCAGCACCTTCATCTTAGCGAGACGCTTATACGGAGGTTTTGACGATGCAAGCTAATATGTTGAAGTTTCGAGCATGGGACAAGGATCGCGGTCGGTGGCTAAACGAAGATGAGATTGTGCAAAGGTTGATCTTTAATCAACTCGTTGGCGGTGCCGGGAAGTTCCAAATAGATGAAAGAACATCGAATGATCTCGCTAAGGATATCGGATATTCCATTGATATCATGCAATGCACAGGGCTGAAAGATATTGATGGCAGAGAAATTTTTGAAGGGGATATCGTCACTCTAACCGTCCCAGATCAAGAATATGTAGAAGTTGGAAATGGGTGGATGGATGCAGGTGTGAATAAAGGTTTCTATAAGAAGGGTGTCGTTAGATTCCTTTATAGCATGTGGATGCTGGACGAAGGCGACGGCAAGGGCGGCCCACTTGAGTGGGAAGATAAACAAACGCTTGAGCTGCATGGAAACATCTACGAAAACAAGGAGCTGATCGAGAATGACTGAGTACCGAGTTGTAACAGCATGTGGACGCATCTTCGCTTGGTCTGAGCACGATTATGACAGCTTGATCCGTGACCTTCATTTCAGAGGGTACAAGCCAGTTTACATCAAGCCAATGAGCGAGTATGAAGCAGAGATCATGGCAAGAGAAGAGCAAGAAAGATTAACGGACGAGCTGTTCCGTGCAGTAGAAGAGGAGCTGAAACATTCTGCGTGAGATGACATTCAAGAATATAGACGATGTAATTACATACTTCCGGAGAGGAGGTGCAGGGAAGGAGAGTGTAAAGGATGACGGACCCGATCATATTTCTGCAGCTAGCCAAGATAGCGAGTGCCAGAGGGAAGTTAAATCGGACACTCAAGAGAGTATATCTGATGAATTACGTGAGAGCAGTTAAAAGACAAAGGGCCGCTGCGGTAACAGCGACCCAGGAAAAACACTTAGTTAAATTTGCGATTTGATTATACCACGAAAGGACGATCCGTATGCAAGTTAAAATCCGATACGTTCCTCAACATAAAGAAAAAGGTTACTTCTTAGATATCAATAGGCAGCCGACAGAAGATTGCAGTAAAGCAATTAGATTTAAATCTCCCTTTGATGATTATGCAGAGTTTATGATGGGTCGTTACCGACCGGATAACCCACTAGATTTCTGGGCAGCGCCACTTCGGATTGAGTATGACGTTGTAGATGGTGCAGTGGATATCAGACACATATTGGAGGAGAAGCTCAATGAACATTTACGAAAAGCTGATTGAGGTGCGGAAGGAAGTTCCCTATATCCAAAAGGCTGATCAAGGAGCTCAGTACAGTTACACCGGATCTAGTCGTGTCCTAGCTTCACTTAAAAAGAAGATGGACGAGCTCGGACTGCTGCTAGTGCCGGCGATTACGAAGCCGACTCTTCACGAATCTCCTATTGAATACAAAGACAATAACGGAAACGTCACCAAACGAACCACAACATACTTTACAGAGCTGGAAATGACCATGACATGGGTGAATGCTGAGAAACCTGACGAGCAAATATCTGTTCCTTGGTACGGTCAAGGCGTAGATATAGCCGGAGAAAAGGGAGTAGGCAAGGCGCTGACCTATGCAGAGAAATATTTCATGCTGAAATTCTTCAACATTGCCACAGACAAAGACGATCCAGACTCTTTCCAACAAAAGCATGATCTTTTACCAGCAATCACAGTCCAACAGATCGGAGACGCCAAAGTACTCTGGCTGGGACTTGGATATAAAGAGGCTGACATCAATAAACAAACTTCCAAGCTCTACAAGAAAACTTTAACGCAGCTGACGGAAGAACAAGCCAATGACTTCATTGAAAAATTAAAAGCCATGAGCGGTGAAAAGGAGAGTGCTTAATGGCTGCTCGCAAATGGTCAGATGAAGAGTTGGAGTCTTTAAAGCAGATGTTCATAAATGGTGTCCCTGATGAGGATATAGCTAAAAAGTTAAACCGGACCAAAGACGCAGTGAAAGTAAAAAGAGTCCGTGCAGGCATAACTGGTGATCACAACAATCGTAGATGGTCAGAAAAGTCACTGAAGTCTATTTCAGAAGCGAGAAAGAGAATTCCAAGGGAGAAGCATCCCAGCTGGAAAGGCGGAAGACGAATCACTTCCAATGGATATATTGAAATTCGTATGCCAGAACATCATCGTGCTAGAGGGAACGGATATGTTTTTGAACACATCATCGTAGCAGAAAAGATACTCGGCAGAAAATTAGCTCCTTGGGAAAACGTTCATCACAAGGATCGAAATAAGGAGAACAATCATCCAGACAATTTAGAAGTACTTTCTGCCTCAGAACATACTAAAAAGCATTCCGCTGATAAACCTAAAACTGGGTCATACCTTAATTGCGTTGTGTGCGGATCAACATTCTACAGAAAAAAATCTCATGTTCAAAAAGCTAAATGCTGCAGCGTAAAGTGCGTTGGAAAATACACCAATATGAAACGAAAAGGGGAGTTCAAAATTGCTGAATAGATCAATTTTAATCGGACGAACAACATCAGATGGTCAATTGAGATACACAAGCAGCGGTATAGCCACTTACTCAGTCAATCTTGCAGTAGATAGACCTTTTACCAATAACAATGGTGAGCGTGAAACGGATTTTATTCCTATTGTGGTCTGGAGGCAATTAGCAGAAACGTGTGCTGAATATTTACGGAAAGGACGACTCGTTGCGGTAGAGGGTAGAATCCAAGTCCGCAGCTACGAAACAGACAATGGAAAGCGGTATGTAACAGAAGTTGTGGCGGATAACGTCCGTTTCCTGGAGCGAGGCGGATCTGGACAGCAACAAGAACAATCGGGAGGCGATTACGGTGATGGACTCCCATTCTAATCCCTTTGACCCTGAATACGAGGTGGAGCTTCCAGAAGGATGTGATGGGCCATTCTGAACTTCGGATTTAACCCAGCGCCTAAGCCAGATAGTCGGAAGAAAAAGAACAACAAAGGTAAGTCACAGAAAGAGAAAGTTAGAGAAGCGGTGATCGCACGAGACGGCGGTAAATGGTGCTTAATCTGCGGTATATCAAGAAGCGGTTTACACCTGCATCGTGTGGTCTACGGCTCTCAGGGAGGCATATACGAGGTTGATAACTGTGTGCTGCTCTGTGACCGTGACCATACGATGGTCCATTCAAATAAACGGATATGGCAGCCGGCATTGCAAGAGTATCTGCAGACATTAGATCCATATGAAATCAGAAGTTTGAGGGATACAGCCTAATAAGGGAGAGATAAACACATGAGACCTGAGTATGCAGTTTATAAAGGCGAAAACTTACTTGTTGTAGGTACTGCCAAAGAATGCGCTGAGGAAATGGGTGTTACAGAAAGATATATCTACTGGCTTACGATGCCATCTGTTCGGAAGAGAATCGCTAGTAGAAAGAAACCAGATAAAGCCACTACGGCTGTTCGACTAGATGATGAAGAGTGATGACCATATAACAGGCTATACAGCCTTAAAGGAGAGATAACAATGGAATTGTACAAATTACGTTTTAATACAGCAAGTAAAACAGCAGATGAGATTAAATCAACGTATGATTTTTCGCCGCCACCACAAGAAGTACTGGAAAAGATGGCTGAAGCTTTTCGGAATTTGAATGGCACAGAGTTTGTGGGTGCAGTGTGGGGATACAGTCCAGACAGCTACGGCCTTTTTGGTTGGGATGACAAAGATGATGAAAAATTCAAAGAGTTCATTTACTCAATAGAGCAAGATGCAATGTTCGGCAATTACATTGATGATCGAGATAGATTTGATGCTCATTGGAAAAGCGGAGAGTTCGAACCAGCTGCTGCACTACACTTCGATAAAAGTGACATCATCATTATTGAAAAGATAGAAAAGATCAAGGATTGAGGCTATCAGCCTCTTTCCCTGGGAGGGGAGAACAACAGACGGTCTTATCATACTGTTAAACTCAACGAAATGATCATACGGCCCCCGCTAAACGCTGGGATTATTCAGTCGATTGAAGGCGGCTTTGCCGCAAAACCAAATCTAAGGAGAGACAGCACATGAAAGTACAAGTAGAGAACAACTTCTACATTGAATCGGACAGCTTCCAGTTCATTTTGAAAGAATACACCGGGAATATGACAAAGGAAGGCGTGCCGACATTCAAGACGCACGGTTACTTTCCGAACGTTTCAGGAGCACTTGAGAAATTCTTAACGTTGAAGATAAAAGAAAGCACAGCTACAAGCCTGAGAGAGCTCATTGCAGAGGTTAAAGGCATTAGGGAATACATTCGGGAGCAAGTGGACTTTTAAACGCTGTACGAGGCTTATAACGGCCGAAGGCCAACGAGACGAACGAATACGCTTAGGCGTTAGCCGGAGGCCGTATAGAGGATCCATAATCCAAGTAAGGGAGAGATAACAGGGATGAAATACAACGTATTAGCAATATGCAAAGCTTGCCTTGATGCAGAATTAGTAAACCGTAAAGGCTATTGTTCTGGATGTTGGGAAGATGTAAAAGACGATTGTCTGGAACCAGCTAAAGGGGAGGAATAACCATGTACGATTGGGAAGATGAACAATTTTATGAACCGAGTCCGTATGACGGACATATCGAGACATTGATCCAGGCTATCCGCGCAGATGTCAAAGAGGGAATCATAAGCGAAATGAATCGCCTAAAAAAAGAGAATGCCGAGCTGCAGGATGTGAAACGTGATTTTGAAGCGATCAAGCGAGAGTATGAGCAGAAGAAGATCGAGCTGGAATATGCAAAGCACAACGTCAAGAACGAGGTCAGGCGTGAGCGGCTTGTTGAGTTGATGGGGGATTTTACTCACGAATTATACAAAGCATCTAGCAAAAGGAATGTCCGTCCAAAGTGTGACAAGTGCGATGAAAGGAGAATGATTCATTACACTTCGCCTCTTGGAAACCCGAAACAGGAAGATTGTGATTGTAAGAATGGCATCGCATATTATGAGCCGCGATCTTATTTATGTTCATCTTACGAAGTTAGAAATAGCGAATTCATTGCTTGGTATAAAGCTTATGAAATTGACGCGGATGGTATGGAGTTTGAGTTCATAACATCATCAAGCACAGCAAAGATAATATATGCAGGTGAAGACTTTGAAAAATTAGAGGACTATCATTATATTCACTTCAAATCTAAAGAAGATTGTCAGAGGTACTGTGATTGGCTCACAGCGAAGGAGGCTGAGAAGGTAAAATGAATGATCAAGAAACTTTGCAGCTGATCAAAGAGGGATTCAATAAGAACCTGAAGGATGGTCTTATAAATCTGCAGATCGATTGGCTGATCCAACAGGCCGAGAAATTGCAAACAATGACGGCATCGATTCCTTGGATAAAGTGGGGCAGTGACAATCCGCCGGCATTAAACCAGGAGTACATTTGTTTATCTGCTTCAGGATCTGTTTTTATAGCGACCTATACAGGGGATAAAGATAATTGGTATTCACAATATTGGGGCGAGTTTTTTAAGGATACCGTCACGCATTACGCAGAAATCAATCTTCCTGTGGAGGATGAAAGGGAATGAGAACGTACAAATTCCGCGGCAAGCGACTTGATGACGTATGGGTATATGGCAGTCTTGTTATCGGAACTGATGGAGAGAAAACATATATATTCACTCGTGATGGGGCCCAATGGAGTGTCGATCCAGAAACAGTAGGTCAATGTACAGGACTCAAAGACAAGAACGGAGTAGAGATATACGAAGGGGATATTTATAGGCTCACAAACTTATCTCTTGGAAGGTTCTGTAGTCAGGAACGATACGTAAACGACCAAGTTGTTTTTATAGGAGGGCAATTTACCTGTAGGAACTGGAACATTCGAGAGTCATACGGAGAAGTCATCGGCAACGTATGGGAGGATGGTGAACTGCTTAATGATAGTCAAATTCCAAAGACCGATCGAAATTATAAACAATTGCCAAGCAATCTATGACGAAGATGAGCTGAAAGAAGCGATAATTTGGTATTCAAGCCGACCTGTAACGAGGATTAAAACTGTATACATGCATGGAGAATATCCAGCTGTATCGATACACGAACAAAAAATACACATTCACAGACTTCTTATGATGTACTGGGAAAAACGACAACTTGATACTAAAGAATTTGTGCATCACAAGAATGAAAATAAACTTTGTGCATTGAGAGAAAACCTTGAGTTGATGTCATCTTCAATACACCAAAGTCACCATAGTAAGGGAAGAATATTTTCTAAAGAACATCGCGAGAAAATAGCAGAATCAAATCGGCGGAGAAAGCGCGTTAAGAAACATAGGATCAACTTACCTGTACCGGAGATTATGAACATGGTTGCTGATGGAATGTCAATCAGTTACATTGCCAAACACTTTAAAGTCGATCGCTCAACAATCAGAAGCCGAATCCACGAACATCCTCACCTATTAAACCTTCCTGGGGAGGTAGACCATGAGTAAGTTGGACAAAATTCATGCTTGGTTAAATGTCATAGCATTTACTACTTCCCTTACCACCTTTTGCTTATTGCTTATAGGTTGGCTGCTTGGATATTTACCGATGGAGGTTGGATTGATAGGCGGAATCCTTGCTGGGCTTTGTTTTGTAATATTTCGCTTAAACAACTATCTATGGGGAAGGGTCGTGAAAGACCATGAGTAAACAAGAGAAGCTTATATCAGCAGATAAACTGCTTGAATGGATAAATTACGGTCTTGAACGAGCAGAAACATTTAAGCCTAAAGAAGACGTAATTGAGGGCAGCGTGCAAACATTGGAACTTTTGGCTGAACAGATTGAGGCAGGCACATTTAACGCTGATCCAGTACCCGCCATTAAGCCGAGAGAAGTGATCATAAAAGATCAGACAACATCTGGAACAGATGTTGAAGATGAAATCGGCAATATAACTCAGGACATGATTGATGCAAATCCTCATTACAACAAAGTTTACATCACAAAGATTTATGAGGATGAATGGGAGATTGTAGGTCGGTTGGAGGTAGTAAAGGATGAGTAGAGAGGAAGAAACATTTGGTGAATATTTCGAACGAATGATATCAGAGGGTTACATTGAGGAAGATGGAACACCCTTAAAATGCCCTCATTGCGAAAGTGCCGATGTAGAGGAAAGGAATCATTTGTATGAGGACTACATTTGTTTATTGGAATATCAAATGTTCTGCAAGCCTTGCAACGTATCAATTGGGCAATGGTCTTATGGAAGTTGGGAGGTTTAAGGATGAATAGAGACTGGCATAAGGACATGGAACGTATACAGCTTGGGCGAAAATTGTTTGAAACATACGGTGCGGTGATAGAAGGTGTTAATTCTAAAGAATCGCTTGATGAAGTGTTAGGATACTGGCTCCAACAATACGCAGAGCTTCAATCTAGAAACGACGAAATGCTTAAGGTTCTAGAACGCATAAAAGCCGATATAGACGAGTTCAGGAGCTATATAGACATAGAAGCATGTGAGAGTGTAGAAGATCAGGCTAGGGCGTTTAACGAGGTCCTGAAGGCTGAGAGAGAACGTGCAGATGAGCTACAGAAAGAATATAGATATGTACTAATGGTAAAAGAAGATTTCGTGAAGGGGTACCACTTACAAGAAGAGCGAGCAAATAGTGCAGAAGCTCGTGAACGGAAGCTGAGGGAAACGATAGAAGAAGTGCTGAGAGAGGCAACCAAGTGGGAGAACCCTTACGAGGGATACGGTGACCTACAGAGAATGTTGTTATCCCTTTACCCAAAGGAGTGAGTCAATATGTCATCTAACAACAGGTTTTCGAGTGAGTCGCTAGCATATTGGGATGATGAACTAGCTCGGGCGGTAGGTGATCTAGAGGACGCTGAACGATATGGCGACTCCGGAGCTATCGAATGGCACAACGAGCGGATCAGATGGGCCAAGATGAAGATCAACAACATATTGGATTATCAACGACACATAAAAGGAGCGTGAGGTTTTGGATCCTTTAGAAAAGAGAAAACAGCAATTCATTGAGTATAAAAATTATGAAGTACAACGAGCATTCATGTTAATGGAGAAGCTCACTCCAATTGAGCAAATTATGTTTTTGAATATATTGGACCTCTTGAGTCAAATCGGTCACCAAAATTACATGATAAGGCTACAAGAAAAGATTGATAGATACACAGTGGACTTTCTACTCATCTACCGTCCTGTAGCAAACCAGTCCATAGAGAAAAAAATCATCATAGAGTGTGATGGTCACGACTATCACGAGAGAACAAAAGAACAGGCTGCACATGATAAAAAGAGAGACAGATTCTTTACAATGAACAATTACACCGTTCTCAGATATACAGGATCAGAAATTGTTAATAATGGCAATCAAGTTTTTGATGATGTGTCTGAAATTATCTTTTATGATCCATCGCTTTATAACCTAGATCAAGGAAGGTGAGAACATGGCAGTTTATCGGCAGATACAAGTTAGCTTCTGGCAAGATCCATTCGTGATCGGGCTGACACCAGAGGAAAAATACTTCTATGTATATCTGATGTCCAACTCTAAAACAAGCCAGTGCGGAATATATGAGCTTCCAAAACGAGTGATTGAGTTTGAAACCGGCTATCACCGGGAGACAGTGGACAAGCTGCTGCATCGTTTCATCGAATATGGAAAGATACTGTATCACGATCCGACACAAGAGATTATGTTGCTCAACTGGCTCAAGCATAACTCTATCAAAAGTCCTAAAGTACGCATGTGCGTGGAGAAAGAGATCAACGGTATAAAAAATAACGACTATAAGTACCGTTTTGCTAGTCTCTGCAAAGACCTTGGATACCCTATAAATAGTCTATCTATAGACTTGGGGGAAGAAAAAGAAAAAGAAAAAGAAGAAGAAAAAGAAGAAGAAAAAGAAGAAGAAGAAGAAAAAGCGTCCGACTCTCTCTCCTCTTCAAATTCTGATTTTAAAGATGAAATAACCAAAATGACAAAGGATTATGACATTCAGCAAGCCAGCATTTATTCCATTGATCAAATATATGCATTCCATCGTGTTGTTGAGAACGAAGTCATTACAGCAGCTTTAAAGAAAGCCAGCGGCAAGCATGTCAATTACGCCATTAATACCCTGACGAACTGGGTGAAGGAAGGAAAAACAAAAATCATCGATATTAACCCACCTTTAAAAGTCGGAGTTGCTCCAGCTCGGACTCAAGGAGGCAAGCCGCAGATCGAGGTAGTCAAGCCAACAGAAGAAGCGCCAGCTGTGTCACAAGAAGAACTTGAGGAAATGATCCGTTTCGCAGAAGAAATGCAAAGCAACACCAACAATAAAAGGAGCGTGAGTTAAATGGCAATGAAAGCATATGGACGGAAACATACACCGGTTAAATCCAAAGACACAATGAAGATGGAGCTGGCTCCAGAACGGAAAAGGGAGAATGAGACGCTACAAGAGTACGTTTTAACCAAGGAAGAGAGACAGGAGATCATCCGGAAGTATGGGCCGCCACTGCGGCCTCTGGGTACTAGCAAGAGCATCGTTCACATGACCAAGGGGAAGAAAGGGGGTGCGGCATGATTCGCAAGACTAACAAATATGGGGCCAAGCAAACGATCATCGACAATATCACCTTTGACAGCAAAATGGAGGCCCAACGGTACGCACACCTTTGCATGCTGCAGCGTGCTGGACTCATTTCAGAGCTTGAGAACCATCCGGAATTCGTGTTGATCGAGCCCTTTACCAAACTGGGAAAGAAAAAGCGAGGTCATAAATACAAAGCGGACTTCATGTATCTGGATGAGCATGGTCAAAGAATCGTGGAAGATGTAAAAGGCTTTGTTGCTCGAGACTTCCCACTACGGAGGACGCTGTTCGATTCCAAGTATCCTGATCTGTTGCTAAAGGTGGTCAAGAATACAAATGGGATATGGGAGGAAAAGTGAATATGAAACTTATGTGTTGGATCACGCATTCTAACGGCATGGTGCTTATAGACGACTCAGGGACTGCTAGAGGCATTTTGATAGAGTTACCCATACAAAGAGTGGGACAGTCTCCAAAACGCCTACAGAAGCCGTCTGAGTGGTTTAAAATGGATGCGCTAGAAGCAATGAAGAAAAAGGGAGCGTAAGGAGTGATGCTAAAACTTAGACAATACTTTTGCAGACATGACTTCACAATAATAGCGCAGCATAGATCGAGTTCACAGAATTTATGGAAATGCGATAAGTGCAAAGTTTATTGCATTCAACATTGGGGATTAGGGACGAATTATAAGTGCAAGGAACCAAATATAAATGGATGGAAGTATGATGATACTTTGTCAAGTAACAACCATGATAGAAAACAAGAAAAATATCGAGAAAATTAACGTAAACAAGTAGTTTCATGCACTAATTCATAGTATAATAGAGTTATAATCTTACAATTACGGAAAATGGGGTGTATGTGGTGATTAACCAAGAGTTATTGGACCAAAAACGTTATGAATTGAGCACAGAAAGACAACGTGGAGCAGTGGCGGATGTGCATAAGATCGAAGCGCTGGAGCAAGAGATTGCCCAGTTGGAGAATAACAAGGTCGAAGAGAATAATGAGGCGATCGCATACTTCTTAGACGAACTGACAGTAGACGACGGCGACGGAAAAGTATACAACATGCGTGACCTTGTCGGCAGCGAGCCGGCTTATCAAATCCTCAGGTTGGCAATCCAACAAGGGATGATGCAGCGTGAAGAAGGACGCATTGCAGAAACAAATAAAGCACAAGAGGCCGCTGCAGCTCAGGTAGTGCAGCTCAAAGCCGAGAAAGAAGAGATTCATAACCGTTACGATGCGATGTATGAAGAAGCAGCTTCACTGCGTAACGAAGTTAACACTCTCCGCAACGAGGTTAATACATTGCAAGAAGCTAAAGCGGATCTTGAACATAAGAGAGATGCGGCAGCAGCTGAACTGGAATCAGCTAACAAGGAAATTGAGAGACTCAATAGCCAAGTGGATGATCTCAGAACAGAAATCGCAGTTGGTGCCAAGAACGCTGTAAGAGTAATTGATGTTGGTCCAGACATGAATGAAATGATGGAGCGATTCAAAGAGCAGAAGAAGAAAGAAGAAGAGAATAAGCCGGCGATCTACAATGTTAACCCATTGGATAACCGCAGATCACGCTTCAGCGCTCAATATGCCGAAACGGATGAGTACTTCGAGGATTACTATATGTACATCGGTAAGTACCGGGAGGTGCAGCCCGAAGAGGCAATCACATTTCGCGCCGCCGCCGAGGAGAAACGTCGTAATGAGGATCTGGCACGCGCTCGGGCTGAGTTGGAAGCGAGCCTGACACCGCCCTCTTTGCAGTTTCAAGAAGAAACCGACCTCGCAGAGCACGGACTGGATCAAGCAGACGCTGACGGAGAGGTGGAAGGACAAGCAACTACGGCAATTGAGGAAAGACTCACGGCGCTTGAGCAACGAGTAAGTATACTGGAGCAACAAAGATTGGGGGAGGCGGCGTAAGCCGTCTTTTCTCTTAAGGAGGTAAAAGGCATGAATAAGGACAAGGTGATTGAGTATCTGGAGAACTTTAACTCATATCAATACGCTGTGAATAGCATAGCTGATGAAAGAGGCGGCCCATTGATGCCTATCAATATGGTCTCGGACAGAAGGGTGCTACCAGCAAACAGATGGGACCACAGAAGATACACTTTGGTAGTGACCATGGTAAAAGGAGCTATTGATACGGTCCTGAGTGATGATGAGAGATCGGTGATCATGCAGAAGTATATTGATCGGAATAAGAAAGCGCTGCATGAGATTGCGCGTTATCTCCACAGAGACAGAGGTACTATATCTAAATGGCATACAGAGGCGCTTAAAAAGCTCTGCAAGGCTCTTGAACCATTGGATGTTGAGTACACTGACATTGAGAACATTGATTACATGTGGGACCCGAACTGGGAATACAGCGAACCCGCATAAATCCCGCATTTTTCCCGCAAAAATCTCACACAAAACCCGCAATGATTATGATAAATTAGTATTATAGGGAACATATGATGGACGTCGGTAGCTGAATGCGCAGCCTCCGTTTACATTGTTCTTTTAACTTGTCACTAGCCAGCACCCAAAAGGATAACCAAGGATCGGTGTATACTGGTCGGCTGGCGGTGATTAACATTGGGACAGGACATCAGAGGGTGATAAAAACCCGTTTCGTCCACTAAAAGCCCATTCCGGGCATGGCGGATTAGCGGTAGCCGCATTATGTACAAATTACCGCATCATATGACAGGAGTGGCGAGCGATCGCTGCTCTTTTTTATTTTGAGGTGACTATGGCTAAGCTGGTCATTATATTTAACGCAGGTAGTCAATTGGAATTTGGTATGACAGAGGAACAGGCGAATAAGTATGCTCAACTGTTAAACGATCCACCTCAGCAGTGGGTGGTTATATGGGGCGATTATGCGACAGAGATCAACACACATGCTGTCGACAGAGCTCTAGTCGTGAAGTAGCAGGTAAGGGCCGAAGGCCATCGAGACGAACGAAATACTTAGCGGAGCGGAGGCCGGATAAGGGGGTTGAGGTTATGAAGATAAGTAAAGAAGAAGCAGAAACTCTTGCTACTCTCATGCTAAGAGATCAAACCAAAGCATATGGCAAAGAAGAGTTAGAACAGATGATAAGAGAGGTGAAGAAAGAACCCATGAAAGTATTCTTTGATACAGAGTTCACAGGACTACACCAAAACACGACGCTGATCAGTATAGGATTGGTAGCTGAGAATGGCAGTGAGTTTTATGCCGAGTTGACTGACTATGATAGGGATCAGGTAGATGATTGGTTGCAAGCAAATGTCATTGATAAGCTGTACATTCCTGATGAAGTAGGACAACAAGCGCCAAACAACTTAAAAGGTGACAAGGAGTATGTACTAGAGCAGCTTAAATGGTGGTTAAGCCAATGGGATCATGTAGAAATTTGGAGTGACTGTCTAGCATATGACTGGGTGCTATTCAATCAATTGTTTGGGCATGCGTTCAATATTCCAAAGAACGTATACTACATTCCATTCGACATATGCACGCTGATGAAGATTAAAGGAGTCGATCCAGATATCAGCCGTGAGGAATTTGTTGAGGGAGACGGAATCAACTGGATGAGACAAAAACATAACGCTTTATACGATGCTCAAGTCATCAAGCGTTGTTATTACAAACTGATGAAGATGTAGAAAGGAGAGTGAATCCCATGGCATTGACGGCCAAACAACAAAAGTTTGTCGATGAATATATGATCGACCTCAATGCCACTCAAGCGGCAATACGAGCAGGTTACAGTGAAAAGACAGCCTCAGAAACAGGGTATGAGAACCTCAGGAAACCTCAGATTGCCGAAGAGGTAGCCAAAAGGCAACAGAAACACGCTGAGAAAGCCGAAATGACCGTAGAATGGGTCTTACAACAGTACAAGGACATAATCCTCAATACGAAGGACATAGACCCTAACGTGGCGCGTGGAGCCTTAGACAGCGTGGCTAAACATTTAGGCATGTTTAAGGAACGTATTGAGCACAGCGGTAATCTTGGCGTTACGATCGTAGATGATATCAGGGGTAAGTCATGATTAAGTTAACTGAGGTGATAGCGCCATCTTTCTACGATGTACATTGTGACATCAAAGCAGATGGTCATACCCATTACTGGTTAGGTGGCGGTCGCGGTAGTACAAAGTCATCTTTCACGGCGATTGAGATTATCCTTGGTATCATGTCCGACCCCAACGCAAACGCTGTGGTACTCCGTAAGGTCAAAGATACGTTGAAAGAATCGGTATTCGAGCAGCTAACCTGGGCTATTGAAGCATTAGGCGTTGAAGAATACTGGCACATCCCAGAGGCGAAGCTGGTTATCACTTATAAGCCTACTGGACAAGAGATCCGCTTTAGAGGTGCAGATAAGCCGAAGAAGATCAAATCCATGAAGTTTAGCCGTGGATACACCAAATTCATTTGGTATGAGGAAGTTGACGAGTTCACGGGCATGGAAGAAGTCCGGATGATCAACCAGTCATTGATGCGTGGTGGACCCAAGTTTACGGTGTTCTACACATACAACCCACCAAAGAGCGCGAACAACTGGGTAAACACTGAGGTTAAACTAACTCGGGATGATCGACTGACGCATCACAGCACCTATCTAACCGTTCCTAGAGATTGGTTAGGGGAACAGTTCATTGTAGAGGCTGAGCATCTTAAAGTGACTAAGCCGCAATCCTATGAACATGAGTACTTGGGTAAGATCACTGGTACTGGCGGTGAGGTGTTCGACAACGTTCAGATCAGACGGATCAGTGATGAAGAGATAGAGGAGTTCCATCAGCTTAGACGAGGCTTAGACTTTGGATATGCGGTTGACCCTTTATCCTACACGGTGATGCATTACGACAGGAAGTACAAACGACTATATATCTTTCATGAGCTGTATAAGGTGGCAATGTCCAACTATGCAGCTTATTTGCATATTGCGAGCGAGAATAAGCGGAATGAAGTCGTCAAAGCAGACTCAGCAGAGCCTAAGAGCATTAATGAGCTGACTCAGTACGGCTTATTTGTGCAGCCAGTGAAGAAAGGGCCTGACTCAGTAGAGTTCGGTATCAAGTTTCTCCAAGGGCTAGAAGCAATCATCATTGATGACAAACGTTGCCCAGAGACAGCACGCGAGTTTCTGACATATGAGCTTGATAAAGACGTACATGGCAACTTTAAAGCGAAGTTTCCGGACAAGAACAATCACTCCATCGACTCTGTACGATATGCGATGGAAGATGATATGTGGGACTTCATGGAGCGTATGAAGGCAAGACATGCGCCTGAGACACCGTTCCCATTCCGTACAGTTGAACCACAGACGACAGGAGGTTTTATGCAGTGGTAGACGATATAACAAAACTAGGCGAATTGCTGAGACTTCCTGATCTAGAGGAAGAGACAAAAGCACTGATCAATAAGAAAATGCGTGAAATGATAGACAAAGCAGAGGTAGTAGCTCCTTCAGCCAATAATCCTTTGAGGGATAAAGATATTATGAATGAATGGATAAACGGCAAGCAGAAGGAAGGTGAGTAACATGGATAAGAAAAAGAATCTGGATAACTTGGCTAGTGAAGTAGATCAGCAGTATGAAGATGGCCTGTCCTATCACCGTAGGATGGGCTTTTTATCTAAATGGCCGATGTACGAACGGTTCAAAGCCAGTGACCAGTGGCCGGCTGCTACTCCTCAAACCAGAAACTTACCTAGACCAGTCTTTAACGTAATTGAGATGATTGAGGATCATAAGGTAGCGAACGTTATGAGTGAGCAAATTAAGCTGGTCTACAGTCGCCAAGAGATTGATGACAACATGACGGAAGAGGAATTAGAGGATGTAGGTGACCTCTTCTCGCGTTTCTCAGAAGCTACATGGGAGCGAATCAAGCAAGATGAATTAAATGATGAAGGCTTAGATATAGCAGCCAATACAGGCACAGGGATATGGCATTATGTTTGGGACAATTCAATCTCCGGTGGCGATCTTTACCCATATGTAGGTGAGATGCAAGGAGAGATCCTTGATCCAATCAATGTTTTCTTTGGTAATCCGCAACAAAGAAACGTTCAGAAACAGCCATATATCATCATCAGCAGCCGTGAATCTGTAAAGCACATAAGGGAATATGCTCGTGCAAATGGTATGTCTAAGGAAATGGCATTGCAAATCAAGCCTGACAAGGATACTCAGAACGAGGGATATGATACAGCCAAGATTGAGATGAATGACTCAGGCAAAGTTACTGTATTAACTCGTTACTGGAAGGGCAAAGACAATCAAACTGGCAACACTAAAGTGTTCATGTGCAAGGTTGCTGGTGGATTGACCATAAAGAAGCCCGCTGATACAGAACTGAGCCTCTACCCATTAGCTGTGATGCAGTGGAAACGCCGTAAGAAGTGTATTTATGGCATTGGAGACACTGAAGGGTTGATCCCAAATCAAAAGGCAATCAACCTTATTATGGCTATGGAAATTCTCTCAGTACAGCTCACGGGCTGGCCTAAGTTGGTTTACAAGTCGAATGCAGTGGATCCATGGAAGATTACCAATACTCCGGGCGAAATGATTGAGGATAGAACTCCATTAGGTCAAGGAGATGGCGTGAAGTATCTGATGCCTGGATCTTTCAACAGCCAAGCAAGTGCGCTGGTCGATGCTATCCTTGGTTACACTCGTGAAATGACAGGGGCCAATGATGCAGCCACTGGTACAGCACCATCAGCTGACCTGAACGCCACAGCTATTATGCTGCTGCAGAAAGCCGCTGCTATCCCAATCGAGTCCATTAAACGCCGATTCTACCGCCTGATTGAGGACATTGGGCGTATATGGGAGGACATGTGGAAGGTCAAATACAACATTGAGCGCCAAGTGATGCTGAAAGATGATGAAGGTGAGACGTATCCGGAAATGTTCACTGGCTCACAGTACCAAGGTATAGAGCTCAACCTGAAGATTGACGTTGGCCCATCGTCCACTTACTCTGAGGCGCTCATGGTATCGACGCTTGAGAAAGCCAAGGCAGAGGGTGATATCACATTTGCTCAGTTGCTGAAGTACATGCCTAAGTCGATTGTTCCTTATCGTGACCGACTCTTGAAGGAATTGGACGAGCAGAAGGGTGTAATTGCCTTGATGGAGGAACAATTCAACAGCATGCCGCCTGAGGACAAGGAAGTATTCGCTTCACTGCCGGTTGAACAACAGTTTGCAATGCTTCAAAATGCTATAGCACCACCAATGCAAGCAGCTCCAATGCAGCCAGAGGCACTACCGATGGGAGCACCACCAATACCAATGGGAGTGTGATGAAATGAGTTGGGATCCACAAGGAAGACCAAGAGGAGAAACGGTATTTGCATCAGCGCAAGGGGCAGCAGCAGTTACGACAAATAACAGTGCTGATCTTCCGTTAAATCCAACAAAGGGTGTCTATTTAGGGGGAGGCGGTGATTTGAGGGTGACTAGGCGCTGACGGATGACGAGGAATTGGGTAATCAGTTCAGTGTAGCAGCCACAGTATACGGACTGCCTGGAGTAGATCGTATCAATGGATTGATGGATAACATCAAAGAATTGAAGAAGTAAGCAACACGGGGCCTTCTCAGTGCAGAGTTGGCCCTATTTTAATACAAATTTGCTCCTACCATAGAGCAAGGAGGGTTCAAAATGGAAGAGACCGCCAACCATAGCGGAGTTGAAGAAGTAACAGAAGTGCCAGAGGTAATTGAGACCAATGAAACGCCAATAGAAGGCAGTGACTCCCCACCACAGGAGGAAACGCCACGAGGCATTAACGTCAAGTACAACAAAGAGGAACGCTTTGTGCCAGAGGATGAGGTGCCTACATGGGTTCAGAAAGGTTTGAACTATGACAAGGTGTCCGAAAAAGCCCAGCAAGCCGAGCGTTACCAACAAAACCTTGACCGCATTGCGAAGTTTTACGGTTATGACAGCCATGATTCTTACTTAGAAGCTCTGGAACAGGCTGAGCAAGACCGCCGAATCCAAGAGGAAGCTCAGAAACTAGGCGTAGATGAAGAGGTGATCCGCACTCATCTGCAGCCAATGCAAGAAAAGCTGAGCAAGTATGAGAAGGAAATGCAGACGATCCGGGAGCAAGAGAACCTTCGTATGGTTGAGTCTCAAATACAGACGCTCAGCGCGAAATACCCGGACTTTGGCAAGCATCAAAATGCAATCATTCAAATGTCCATCGACAAAGGCTATGACCTTGAGGACGCATATATCCTGACTACGCATCAGGAACGGCTAAATGCTGCAAAGCAAGAGGCACAGCGCGAAACGCTGAAAAACATACAACGAAACGCCGACAGCTCCACTGGATTCCTTGGTGAAGATGCTCCAGATCAGGATGGCAGTTATGCTTCAATGTCTGCTGCTGATCGAAAAGCATTCAGGGAACGAGTTAAGCGCGGCGAATTATAAGGAGATGAATATACATGGCAACTCAAGTCCAAGGTTATAACGCAACAACAGGTGTTAACGCATTAACAGCAGAACAACATACTTACTATCAAGACGCAATGCTCGAGCGTCTTAAACCGGAATTGACATGGACTGAATTCGGAGAAAAGAAAAACATTCCTAAGCGTAAAGGTGCGACAACTAACTTCCGTCGTCTTAACTCTTTGGCTGTATCCACGACTGCATTGACTGAGGGTGTTACTCCAGATGGCGTAAACCTTGATATTACTCCGATCAATGCAACGGTAAAAGAGTACGGTAACTGGACAAAAATCTCTGAATTCATCAACCTGACTGGCTTTGACCCATTGATGACTGAGGTATCCGAGCTCATGGGTGAGAATGCTGGTGAGTCTATTGACGTAATCACTCGTGATGTCGTTTCTGCCGGCACTAACGTGCTGTATGCGAACGGCAAGCTGGCTCGTAATACATTGACTGCTGATGACAAAGTCAGCGCTCTAGACATCCTTAAAGCGCGTCGTGCGCTGCGTCGTAACAAAGTTAAGCCTTTGCGCCTTCCTAACGGTGGCGGTACTGGCTATGTGGCGTTGATCCCAGTTGACGTTGCTACAGACCTGATGCAAACAGATGAGTGGAAGAAAGCAAACATCGAAAACAACACCAAGAACTTTATGGATGGCGTCATCGGTAAACTCTACGGCATCTGGTTCATCGAAGTAGACAACGGTGTTGTATTTACTGGTGCTGGTGCTGCTTCTGCTGACGTATACGGTACGATCTTCCTTGGTCGTGGTGCGTATGGTATCCCGGATATCGATGGCAGCTCTAAGCCTGATATCATCGTTCACCCAGCTGGCTCCGGTGGTGTTGCAGATCCGCTGAACCAATTCAACACAATCGCATGGAAATGCGCATTCACTGTTGTTCGCTTGCAAGAGCTTGCTATTTTGCGCTACGAATCAGGCGCTACCGTCTAATAAAACTTATCTAAGGGAGCCTTCGGGCTCCTTTTCAATCTGAGGAGGAAATTAATCATGGCAGTAAATAAAAACGCTCAAGAAGAACTGGATTTGGAAGTAACACAAGAGGAAAAAGGCTTGGAAAGACAAGCGGCTAAAGCTGAGAAAACCATCTTGCAGCAGCTCAAAGCATCCAAGAAAGTGGAGATAACTATCCCGGACGATCCACAAAACCCAGGGGACAAGGTTGTAGCCATCGGACTTGGTGGAGTGGTGTACACGGTGCCACGCGGTATTCCAACGGAAGTGCCTGAGCCTATCGCATTGATCTGGCGTGATTCCTATAACCGGACACGTGAAGCAAATCAACGCATCGAGGATAGCACACGAAAAGAAGTAAAGATCATGTGACAAGGCCCTTCGGGGCTTTTTCGCTTTTAAAGGGGTGAGAATAGTGACGCTACAAGAGATATTAAGTGAGATTACCGAGAAATATCCTCATGGCTTGTCCAATGACAGTGTGATCCGCAAGATCAATCAGATTCAGGGTGAGTTGTTCCGCACCACATTCCGCATTAATACCATGACCCAATATGACATTCTATCCAATGTCTTCGCTTATCCGCTGCCATGCGCACGTACCAATGTGATTGATGTGGTGGTGAATGATCAGGAATACAGCTACAGAGACGTCAAGCAAGGGGCTATAGTGCCGTTCTATTACTTTACCGATGGAGATGAGCTTGGACTGTACCCAACGCCTGATAAGGACAGCGCAGGCGGTCTGATCGTGTTTCATAACCGGGAACCTCAGATTCTTACCACAAGCACGTTGAACATGGAACCTGAGCTCGATCGGGACTTTCATATGCTACTGGTGTACGGTGGATTGGTTCAGATTGCGGAGAACTTTCAGGATGTTGCCATGGTTAACAACTTCACACAAAAATATAACGGTCTGATACAGGAATTCAAAAAAGCCAACGATGAGACGCCGGATTACCCTGTTATTGCAGATGTCATGGGAGGTTGGTTTTGATGCAGGCATCTTTATTGTTGGCTGAACAGTATCGTAATGCTAGTCTCGTAAGAAAGATGTTTGGAGACGCATTCTACATCGTTACAGCATATGGGATTTTTCCAGATGGTCACGATTATACAAATGAGCTGCAAGCATTGGTGAACAAAGCAAATGCCGAAGGCAGATCAGCAATCTTCTTCCCGGCTGGTGATTATTATATTACCAACATTAACAATGATCAGAATATTTACTATTTTGGGGATAATGCAAAGTTTATTGGCGGATACACGAAAGAGATATCCCAAATTGGGTCAGCACCATCTTCTGAGATCTACTATAACGTAAAGGAATTCGGTGCAAAGGGAGATGGAGTAACAGACGATGCTCCAGCCATCCAGAGCGCGATAGACACATGTCACAATAATGGTGGCGGAGTAGTTTTTTTTTCGACTGGAAACTTTTTTATTGGCACAACTTTACTTGTTAAATCAGGTGTACAGTTGCTAGGCAGTGGGTTTAATAACTGGGACTTTAGATTTTCAAAAGGTACATGGCTAATTATGAAAAATACGCTAACATCACTCATTGATGTAGGTGACGATACTACAGGTATGGTATTTGGGACGAGTATAAGCCAAATTAGCTTGACGGTAGAGGGTTACACAAATGGAGGGGCAGTCAAAGGGTTTGGAATATGGGAGCGCTATTCATGGTATTTCCATTCAAATGATATCTACGTTGAAGGATTTGCCACAGGTGTAAAGATAGGCGATACTACCAAAACACTGAATCACTATTACACAAACACTCATATATCAGATTGTGACGTGTTTATACAGATTAATAATGGCGCGGACGTAACATTTAATGGTGGACGTATTGGAACGAATGGACCTGCAGCTGCAAGAACTGCCGGAATAATCATCAAGGGTACGTGCGATAGTCTAGCTTTTAATCGTCTAATAATCGCTCATAATGCCGGTATGCAATATAACGTAAGGATCACGGAAGTAGGAGTTTCGCTCTTCTGGATCACTTTCAATGATTGTGACATGGAAACAGCTACAATTGCATCTTTTCACTGTGATACTTTTGCATCTATGATTCGGATAAATAACAGTTGGGTTGGATCGGCGGCGCCGATGGTGTTTTCTGACGGGGATCGTATTATTGTACGTGACAGCACATTTGCCAATCAAAACGGATTGCCGGCAGCTATTCATCTAACTGGTAAGGTAGGGAATGTTACACTTGAACAAAATGAATTACTGTCTGCTCCAAATGTCCAGATAAAAGTTGATACCTCTGAAAGCGGTATTAAAATTAAAGATTGCTTAATTGCAAATGGAGGCGTAGCAGTACAATTTATGCCGACTGCAGGGACACCTAAAAACTGGTTCCTGATCGACAATGATATTAGAGGACAAGTTGATAACGCAATCGTTATAAACTTATCAGTTCTTAGGCGAGTCAAGGTTAAGGGTAACTTTATAGTTGATTATGCCAATCACGGTATTATTGCAGCCGGATCAGGGAATGTATCGCTCGATATCCAAGGGAATACTATTGGAACAAATGCGACGAGTGGGACTCGGCGGTCTATCTATATTGTGGATGCGATATCTGGTGTAATGGTAATGAATAACGATATCACAAATAATGCATCTGGAATGGTTGACGCTTCTGTAGCTCCTAAAATAGTTGATAATAATATGAGTTAGGAGTGAGGAAATGGAACAATGGCCTAATTCACCACAAAAGACAAAGCAAGTAATTAGTACATTTGCTGACGGTTTAAATCAATCTGTAGAATCCATAGAAATTAAGGACAGTCAACTGACTACCGCGATCAACGTGGATTCTTTTTTATATCCTACATTACAGGTAGCCGATGGACACAGCGTATTAAGCCAGCACACAGGATATATCAACCGCCTATTTAAGTTCCTTGGTGTTTGGTACTGCGGTAATGGTAAAGGGCTGTATAAGCTATCAGGATCGTCATGGGTTGCAGTATATGAGTACGGCGACAGCAACAACGATAGGTTATGGGATGCGTCCATGTTCTTCGATGGCAGCAAGCTATATTTCCTTGATGGCACGCTCCAGTTAAGGCAGTATGATGGCTCATCCTTAACAACCATGTCGAACGCTCCAGCGAACAGTAAGTACATGACAACACACGCCAATCGCTTTTACTTGGCTAATTCGAGTGACAACTTGCTTTCATATTCAGGTTTACGAGATGCTGCAGACTGGACCAGTACGGATAAATACACGGGTACCGGGAAAATCACGGTAGAGACTCCGGACGGCGAAAAGCCAACGGGCCTGACCAACTTCGCAAATCATGTGCTACTGTTCAAGAAATACACGATGCACAAACTTTTTGGTGAGGATTCCACCAACTTCAACATGACACAGCCTTACGGAGTCGGGTGTATATCCGATCGTACCATTGTGCCGACGCGAGATTCACTGTTCTGGCTCGGGCCTGATGGCTTCTATGACTACATGGGTGGTGCAGCACCGACCAAGATCAGCGACCCGATCCGCAATTACATCGAACAAATCAACATGGCTTACGCTCATCACTGTGTCGCTGGCACGGATGGGCGTTTTGTTTATCTATCATTGGTGACAGGATCCGAAACACTGCCAAATGTGACGCTTAAGTATGATCTACAGCGCCGCAGTTGGTGGCCGATGTCGTTCGTAGCTACATCCTTTTATTTGGATGGACAGACATTATACTTCGGTACAGCAAACGGCCAGATCATGAGGGCAGGCAACAGCAGCTATAACGGCGCGCCAATCAGTTGGGCTATCGAAACCAAGCCATTCAGCGAAGGTGACGAGACCGTACACAAGGCGATACACAAGCTTTGGGTTGTGGCTGATATAGAAGTCGGTTCTTCGCTCAATGTGGCTTATGCAGGCGGTACAGAGGGCTCAGACTGGACGACAGTAAGTAACATGACCAACGGTACCGGACAGATTCAGAGCATCAAGATACCGGTAATTGTTCGGACACCTGAGACTTGGTACAGATTGAGGCTGTGGGGAACAGGCAAGGTGAAGATACACCGGATCATTCGCGAGGTAACAAGGAGGGGTGCATAGTGGCAAACGTACAATTGCCGCAGATCGGCATTAGCAATACGCAAATTGACGAAGCTGGCATGGACGGACTCAAGCAGCATGTGAAGTCGCTGCTGAATGTCACGGTTATGCTGACTGAGGAGCTAACCTATCTGCTTAATAACCTTGATACAAGGAACGTCAATGAGCTGAACGCAGATATCATCAATGCCGGTACGATTAATGCGAATCTAGTAAAGATCATGAGCGAGCTGTCGAACGGTGGATATATTAGCTTTGATGGTGAGGGTATGAAGGTTAATGACGGTACACGAGATACGATGACCATCGGCCTTGATGGCAAGCCGCGAATGAGCGGAGCTTATATCGAATCTGCTGAGGGGTATCCTAAAGTAGTTATGGACCCGGATGGAAACTTGTTCAGAGCTTATCTTGATGCCAATAATTACATCGGTATAGAAGCCGACTACGCCGGATCACCGTCAATGACTCTAGTTAATGGTGGAGTTATCAAAGCTAGATTCAGCACTCTATTAGGGACATTACTAGTGGATGCTGTAGGAGGCATGGAGATTAACGTCACCGGTGGTGGATCTCTAGGACTTCCTAGATTTTCAGACATAGTGGGGAGAAATGGATCGAACCTAGGAGTAGAGCTTGATAATAAGGCTCTTGCTGGCATTTCTACTAATGCATCGGGTGGTCATAACCATGGAATTCCAGACGGAACCGTCCTAAGAACAGCAGATGGAGGTACTGTGACTTTCTCGGCAGCCCCTCAACATACACATCAGCAAACAAATTAACTTCCCAAAAACAGTAAAATAATGTTATAATCGTGCCAAAATATAACAACGAGGTGCGGTTAATGCGTAAATTCAAAAATATAGCTCTTGTTTTTGGCGGAGTTCTTATAGGTGTTATGATTTCATATGCTCCGGATCTTCAAGCGGCTGCTAGTAAATTGCTTGGCGAGAAAGTGGCAAAGGTTATCACAGTTAAAAAAGACGGACAAGCCATTGGTGATGGTGCAATTATAAATGGTACAACGTATTTACCAGTAAGATCGCTAGTGAATTCTCTTGATGGAATTGAGGTGGGTAAGGTGAGTTCGACAGAAGTCAACCTTGAGTCAACTGAGACAGAGGATGAGCAAACACCTACTACAGATTATGAACAAAAGGGTAAGGAAGAGCAGCAACAAATCGAGCAAAACACAATCGAGCAAAATGCTAAAGCAAATGAATTGAGAAGTGAAATAAGAGAAACGCAGAAGCAAATAAACGATGTTGCATACAACGCCTATATTGAGCAAACCAGTGCTTATAAATCTGCTAAATCCATTGTTGAAAGCTACGAAAACAAAACTGGCGGCTCAATAAGAGAGGCAGATTACAAAATATACAAAGCTGAATTAGATAAAATGATTGCTGATAAACAAGTTGCAGAAACCAAACTTCCAGAATTGGAATCTAAGTTGGCTGATTTAAAGTCACAATTAGCATCGCTTGAAGGTTAATCTCAAGGGACTCTCATACGAGGGTCCTTTTTCATTTGCAAAGGAGTGAGACAATGGCAACCCCTTTTAATAATCAAGCCTTAGCAGAAGCGTTGCGCAAGCGACAACAGCAACAAAAACAAGCAACCGCAACAACCGGCACGACTCTACCCGTTGCCACAGCTACCACGGTAGCAGCTACGCCAAAGCCAAGTGTCTCTCAGGTATCAGGCGGTGCAACAGCGGCGGCATCCTCTCCTTTGGGACAGGGCGGAACCAGCTACACCACAGCAGACCTTGCCGCCAGACGAGCCATGCAGTCCAATGCGAGCCGTTTAAGGACTGACCCATCCTACGCTGAGAGTGAGACACAACGCGCCTTAAAAGTCATCCAACAGCGTCAGGCACAAGGATTAGATACATCACAACAACAGAAATACCTTACGACTAACCTTGGTTACAAAGGGCCGACTACTGGAACAGCAGCGGCGGCAACGACTGCTCCAGTAACCAATGCTCAAAAAGGCCAGTCGCTCATGGATCAAATCACACAGCTGGCACAGCGCCAGTCGCAACAGTTCTCTTACGATCCTAACTCTGACCCTTTATACCAAGCAGCGCTACAACGAGCGCAAGCCAACATACAAAGTGGTAACGCTGCAGCCCAAGCCGAGATGAACCGCCGTGGCATACTAAACAGCACTATTACGAGTGATCGTATGGGCGAAATCTCAGCACAGGAAATGGGTCGAGTGGAAACTGACGTACTGCCGTCCTTAATGCAACAGGCTTACGCTCAGTTCCTGAATCAACAGCAACAGGATCAACAGCAGCTGGCTAATCTCGCAAATTCTGCTCAGATGTATTTGTCTGAAGATCAGCGCGGTATAGATAATCAATTTGCGACAGCCGATCGGACGGGTAACTTAGCATTACCGGCCGAAGCACAGTCAGCAATCAACTCTATTATCTCGTTGAAACAACAGGCCGAAGCACCGGGCATCACGGCAGCTGAACGCGCAAGGCTCAGCGCTCAAGCCGATGGATACCGGGCGCAACTGGTGGGAATGGGCATTGATCCAAGCGCCTATGCTTCGTCAATCAGCTCAGCAAATATCTCAGCTAATCCTGGAATCCGAACACTTGCAGGTCAGCAGATGGATCTGGCTAATAGACAGGCTAACCTTCAAGCAGCAGGCGTTTATATGGATGCTACAGGGCGTGTGATTACTCCGCAAACTGATTGGACAGGATTCGCGCGCCAAGCAGCTAACCCTAGTACTCCACTGACACTAGCTGGACAGAATCAACAATTTGTTCAGGACCAACAACTTTGGAATAATGACTTTGCTCTGGAACAATATGCGTACCAACAGGCCCGTGATGCAATCGCTGATCAGCAATGGAAAGCACAATTTGATGAAAGTGTCCGACAAAATGGCCTCAGCTATGGCCTAGATATGCTCAGAGAGCAAAATCAACTAGCTTACCAACAAGCCTCATTAGCATTAAGTGAAGATGACAACCTTCGTCAGTGGGCTACATTAGACTATGAAATGGCTAATACCAATACAGGAACCGGTCAAGAATATAATGGGATGTCTGCAAATCAGGTGCTCAGTGCCTTGCAAGGTCAGTTTGCTGATCCAGAAACAAAGAAGATACCTACGGATTCAAAGACTAAAGAGTCGATTTATCAGCAAGTGGCTTCATTTGGATTGCCGATCGGTACAGATGATCAAGTCATGCTTGCACTTGGACTTACATCAAAGGACATTCAAAGCTTCGATAAGAAGTATGGTGCTGGCTCGGGAAAGTAACTGGCTCCACATCCGCCAGTGGAGCACTAGGCACGTTATCCCGACAATACGAATCTAATGGGAATGCTGGCTCCATCGGCAGAAACTCCGGTGATATTGGCGGTGCCAGCTATGGAATGTACCAGTTTGCGACAAACATGGGTACACCCAAGAGATTTGTAGAGTACTTGAAAAAGGTTGACTCTTCCGCATACAGAGCGTTGTCTGGTAAAACACCGGGCAGCGCTTCTTTTGATAAAGCCTGGAAGCAGTTAGCAAGCACTAATAAAAACTTTGCACAGTATCAGCATGATTTTGTGCAGCAGCAGTATTATGAGCCAGCTGTGAAGTCGGTGCTTAAGAACAACGGTTTGGACGTAACTAAACGATCTAAAGCTGTACAGGATGCTATATGGTCTACGGCAGTCCAACATGGTACTGGCAGTGTAACGAGAATCGTCAAGGCAGCTGGCATAACTCCAATGATGAACGATGCCGAGATACTGAAAAGACTGTATGCAGAGCGAGGGGCCAACAACGGAAAGAAATACTTCTCTAGCTCAGATAGCGATACAAGAGCGAGTGTTGTGAAGAGATTTAAAAATGAATTGAGTGACGCATTAAGCATGCTAGGATAGGGGGAGCGGTATGGCTACACGATTGCAGCAGTCAGAAGAACTAAGAAAACGACTTGCCCAAGGGAGTGCGGCGAGGGATAGGGTTTTGAGCGGACAATACAACACGCCGAAGGTTACTCAGCAGCCTACGGTTAATCCTCGTACTCAAGCAGTATTGCAATATCAAGCGAGTCAACCAACCTTTGATGATCTACCTGATGCGCTGAAAAGAGTAGGGGCCGACCGTATCACTCAATCTACTCTAGTCCAAGCAACTCAGGGTAACAAGCAAGCTCAGAATGAGTACAAGGCGGCTACTGGACGGGATATCAGACCTGTTCAGGGCCCGCCAGCTCCTTCTCAGCATCAATTGAATGAAAATGCCATTAACACAAAAGCAAGAGAGAATGCATTTGCCAATGCGGTTGCACCCTTCTCTCGCTTCATGAACGATGTGACTTACGGCAATCCCGTAGGTCAGTTTATTACAAGAGCAGTAGGGACCGGGGGCGGCATGCTCCTTGGTACACCGTCACAGGCGCCAGCTTCCACGGGCAATAAAACAGCTGATAAAGTGGCTGATGTGCTCGGTATCGCTGGCGGCATTGCCGGGGCAGGCTTTAACCCGTCTGCAGGCGGAAACCTTATAACATCTCCGTTACGAGGCGTATCAGGTGCACTTAATACAAGAGCAGGTCAAGCACTCACTGGGGGCGTATCACGGGCTACAAGAGTCAGTCAGCCTGTAGCAAGAGCCGGTATAGAGGGAGCTGCTACTGGCGCAATCGGTGGCGTGGCGGCTGGATTGGTACAGGGACAGGACAGCAACAGAGATATCCTGACTAATGCCGGTCTAGGAGCTGGCTTAGGTGCAGTTGGCGACATTGCAGCCAGAGGTATAGGTAATGCGTTAAGCCGCCGAGCAGCCGCACGAACTACGCCAGATATCACGGCACGTCCTGGAACGTCGGTGGGTCAAACGGTTAATGCTCCACAGTCGACCAGAACTGCTACACAAGCCGCCGTAGTTCCAGAAGCCGAGGCGATGCGAGGTAACTGGTTCACCAATCTCTTTGGCAACACGGGCGTTGGTATCTCTCCATTCAGCAGCAATCGGAGAGTAAACGCTGGTCCACTGACCACAGCTGACCAAATCGTACGCAACAGCATTCGGAATGATGCGAAGGGATTGGCCGAGGAAGCAGCGGCTACTGCACGAGCTGGCTATCAAAATTTTGTGGATCGCCTTTCCCCGCTTAAACGTTTTGGAAATGAGACCTATGAGGCGGCGATGGACACAGCGCGCTCCAATAACCTTGCTAATACAATTATCCGAGACAAATTCGTCACTCCGGAAGGTGTGGTTATTGGCGAGGGGTTAAATAACATATTCAAGAAGGTGCAACGCGGTCAGGATGATGCATTTGTTGATTACATTACATTGAGGCACGCTCCTACTCGAATAGCTCGTGGCGAGCGTGTTTATGATGAAAGTCTCGGAATGACGCCAGAGAAGATTCAGGAGCGCATTGATATGTACGATAAGCGTTACCCCGGATTCGCTCAGATCGCTAGTGAGTGGGATGGATTCAATGAGAATGTGTTACAAGTCCTTGGGGTGGATGAAGGGCTCATTACTCAAGCGATGAAAGACCGCTTAAGAGCAGACAATCCATTTTATTCACCAATGCGACGCCAGTTCAGCCGATCAGAGAAGCCAGGTAAGAAGTTCATTGCCAAGTCTACAAGCTCATCATTCAGCGGTCAAAAAGCGCCGTTACAGAAGGTCAGCCCGACTGGTTCCGTCCGAGATATCGTTGACCCACGTAAGACTACTGTCGAAATGGTAGGGTCGTGGACGAATGCTGCTATGAATAACCGTGTCATGCAAGAGATGGTGGGAGCTATCTCCCGGGATCCTGACAGATTCAAGGGAATTGCTGAGATTGTTCAAAAGCCAGACGACAAGAGAGACTTGCGCTCTGTACTGTTTGAAGGCGGTATGGATGACTTTGCTGAGGAAATTAACAGCGACTTTAGGAGCTTGTTTAACCGCACACGCTTGGATCAAGATAATATCGTTCGCGCTATGGTGAATGGTGAACCGGTTTATCTGCAGGTACATGATCCAGAAGTGGTCAAAACCCTAATGGGCATGGGACCGCAAGCTTCTAACCTGCTATTAGACTTTGCCGAAGTACTCAGTAATGCTACTAAACGCGGAGCGACCGGGGCGCTGGCGCCGATCTTCGCTGTCAAAGGTGCGACAATGGACTTAGTGCAGTCAGCTATCCAGGCAAAGAACCCGGCGAAGCAAGCGGCCTACACAGTTTATGGCATCCTCAGTGGGATTGGAGACCGTTTAAACATTCCCGGTCTGCGCAACCTGGCTCAAGATTTTCGGCGCTCGGGCGGTGAATATTCCGCAGCATTAAAAGGTGACCGCAAGTTGAACCGGAGTATCACTGATATGACCCGGGATCCGTTGTTATCCCCTCGTGGTGTAGCCAAAGGAGTTAGAAATGTGGTGGCTGCTCCATTTAGAGCTTTGGAGGAAGTCGGTAATATTGCCGAGAACGCGCCTCGTATGGCGGCATTTAAACAGGAATTAGACAGACTCGGCGGAGAAAGAACACCAGAGAACGTACGTAAAGCTATGGACGCTGCCCGAGAAGTAACAGTTAACTTCTCACGTAGAGGCGCAAAGTCTCGAGATGTAGAGGCTCTCATACCATATAACAATGCTGCAGTACAAGGTACGTATAGGATATTTCGAGCGTTTAAAGAAAACCCCAAACGAACTGGCTTAACGATAGCTGCAGTAGCGGTGCTGCCAAAGATATACGAATACACGCAATTTGCAGATGATGAGGATTATCAAAAGCTACCAGCACGAGAGCGATACCGGAACCTATTCATTAGCAAGAATGCTGATGGAACATTTATTAAAATCCCGATGGAGCCAGCTTACAACTCCTTTGGTCAGATCACAATCAGCGCATTGCAGAGTTTGAAGGACGGCGATCCTCAAGCATTTAAAGGTGCAGCGGATGCCTTGGCTAGCGTATGGCTTCCACCTGTGGCAACTGGTGCGCTTCAAGGAGTGACACAAGGTACTGGCTTAGAGGGAAGTATTGAAGGTTCACTGAATGCGACTATTGCGGCTCCATTTGTGGCGACAACTTCAAACCGGAGCTTTACTGGGGCGCCGATCGAGTCACGTTCATTGGAGAACTACTCGCCTGAGAACCGTTACGATGAGAGAACGTCAAGCGTGGCTATTCAGTTAGGTCAAGTCCTAAACATGTCACCTAAGAAAATAGACTATCTGATCAGAGCATACGGTGGTGACCCAGCTAGATTGCTACTTCCGCTCACAAGTGAACAAGGGTCAGGCAATGTTCGTAATACTCTCCTTAAGAATTTCATTGCTGATCCGGAGTTTACCAACAATCTGTCAACAGACTTCTATAATGCAAAGGATAACCTGAACCAAGCGTACTATGATTCCCGTGACGGCCGCGGCGAGGCACCTGAGTGGTACAGTGATGAAATTAGGAAACTGGTTACTTCCCAGGCTGCAGGCTCACCATCGAAACGACTGTCTGACCTGAACAAAGAAAAGCGTGATATCGGCTCCAATAAATCCTTGTCAGCCAAGCAAAAAGCAGACAGGCAGCGTGAAGTGCAGCGTCAGATTAACGAGATCTACATTGATGTGAATCAACAGCTCGAAGAAGCTGGCGTACCGCTAAAATAGTTGGTTCAACAGCACTCAAACTGTGGTAATATATGGGTGATACACATACACCCAAGGGTCCCGGACAGCCGGGGCTCTATTATTTTATTGACATATCGTTACCTTGATGGTAAATTTTAACTAGAAGTCCGGAAGCACCGGCCAAAGTTGAGTCCATGGGAAAGAATCCCTGGGCTCTTTTTGTTTTGGAGGTTATCCATGATCGAGATGGATGAGGAAGAGTATCTGCAATCAACCGTGTCGGATGAGTTTTTAAATATGGTATTAATGCTGCTGGGTCCTGAGGTGAAGGACAAATTTCTCTATGCTGATAACAAAAATGGTATAATTTACAATGGGGCTAGGCTGATCACCGAAAGGAAGAATCCTACTTCTTGCCCCGCCAGCTAATTTAGGATAAAGCTGCTAGGGAGGCGGTTACATGGGGAAATTAATTGATTTAACTGGACATCATTATGGTAGGCTCACTGTTATTAAAAAAGCTATTCTAAAGAAACCAGGGCAAGCTAAATGGGTATGTTCTTGTTCATGCGGTAATGTAGTTGAGATCAGGAGCCAGGATTTAAGAAATGGTAGATCAACTTCGTGTGGATGCCTAGCAGTTGAGTTGAGAAGGACTCATAACAAATCTTACACAAACGAGTATAGAATTTGGGTAGGGATGAAACGTAGATGTTCTGTTCCAGATCATAAAAATTACAAAAATTATGGTGCAAGAGGGATAAGTGTTTGTGAAAGATGGTATTCATTCGATAACTTTTTTGAAGATATGGGACCTAGGCCAAGTAAAAAACATTCAATCGAGAGAATTGACGTGAATGGAAATTATGAACCAAGCAATTGTAAGTGGGCTACCACAACTGAACAAGCACGAAATAAAAGGAACTTAACCAATACATCCGGTGAAAGAGGAGTGTATTGGCACAAGCAAAGAAAAAAATGGGTAGCAACAATTAAGGTGGATGGAAAGACCACCTACCTAGGTTGTTTTCTTGATATTAAAGAAGCTGCTCTAGCCAGAAAAGAAGCTGAAGAAAAATACTGGAGAATACCGTCCTAACAGGGCGGTTTTTATTTTGTATGTATGATTTTCTCATCTCTCTTGCAGAAAGCTTAGTTAAACATGGATTCTCTATATCATCAGCTGCAGCAATAATTTTTTTAGTTCTCAAACAGAGGAAAACGAAAAAGAGGTTGAAGAAATACCTGCCTTTCCTCTTTCAGGATGACAGCGAGGTCAAGGAGTATATCCATAACCAGCAGGTCATTATGAGAAATCAAGAAATGATACTAAAAGAAATGGGGCTAGAACCATGCCTTGCTCCTACCTTAGAAATAAATTCAATGGAGTCAGCGACCAACTTAAACAGATTTTACTCTTCATTTTGGGGGACTATTACCTCTGCCCGAGATGCAAAGAAATCCACAGAATGGAGGAATTCAAAAATGGCGAAAAAGAAGCTGAAGTTTGACCCAGGTCATGGCGGCACTGATCCAGGTGCTATTTCTGCTTATGGTAAAGAAAAGGTATTTGTACTGATGCTGGCTCAAAAAGTTGCCGCTCTATTCAAAGGTCATAAGTACATCGAAATCTCATTCACTCGTACAGGCGACACCTACCCTTCTCTAACTGATCGTGTAGCTCAGGCCGAACGAGAAAAAGTGGATGGTTTTATCTCATTCCACGCAAATAGTGCCTCGGATCCAGCTGCTAATGGTACGGAAACCTATTATAGCCGAGCAAACAGCAAAGCATTTGCAGAGATCATGCATAAACACATTAAGTCAGCGACTAAACTCCGGGATCGAGGCGTTAAGACTGCGAACTTCCAAGTCATCAAGCAAACAACAATGCCGGCTATTCTTCTGGAGATCGGGTTTATCTCTAGTCATATTGATGGTCCGCTGTTGTTTGACCCAACATTCCAGGATGCAGTTGCATTGTCCATTGCAGAGGGCATCTGCGAGTACTACGGCGTTCCATACAAAGAGGAGGCAGCGGAAGAAGTGAAAAAGAAGGTAATGGAATTTAAGATCAATCTAGATAACAAGAAAGTCGAACAGGGTGTACTCATCGACGGTCGATCGTATGTACCAGCTACCATGCTGCAACATCATTTAGGACATCGCATCTTCTGGGACAATCAAAATAAAATCTTAGACATATACAAGGACGGTGAAAAGTAATGATCATCAACGACATTATGGATCAGGCTCAGCCGTACATCTCATCTATCATTATGGCAATCATTGGTCTCGTAGCTACGGTTATTATAGGTGCGGTGAACAAGCTCAAGAAAAAGGCCAATGATTACTTTGACGCGAACCTGACTGTAAAGCAACGTGAACTACTGCATAAGATTGCAGCCGAAGCGCATGCATATGCTGAATCGGTTTACAAGGATCACGGTGGGGACGAGAAGCTTAATCAAGCATTTAACTATGTATCATCTAAGCTAGGTGATGCTGGATTGAACATTACAGCAGAAGAAATCAGAGGCGCTATAGAAAAGGCGTGGAATGAAGCGAATAAGAAGAAAGCGAGCTAAACTTTACCCGGCTATTACTGCCGGGTCTTTTTTTGTTTATAATAGAAGATATCCACAAATTAAATTACAGATAACCACTAAGTGTTAATGAAATTACGCTTATAGATATCCTCGGCACGGAAGCGGATGAGGTCATGGATAAGGTTCAGCTCAAGATTGAGAAGAGTAAAATCTATCAGAACCTCGACATTCTCGATGAACGGGAGAAGGAAGTTGTGGTCGGGCGTTTCGGGCTGGAAGCCGGCGGAGAAGAACGCACACAGCGTGAAATCGCGAAGGAGCTCGGCATCAGCCGGAGCTATGTATCCCGAATTGAGAAGCGCGCACTGATGAAGCTGTACCATGAGTTTTATAAGGCAAAGCAATGA